TCGAGGTGGCGATGCGCCTCGGCTACCTTGCGCGCCGACGCTTCGATGTCGATCGCCCCGTCCGCTTTGGTGACGCGGTACTTCTCTGGAATCCAGTCGTTGGGGCCAGCAGCAGCGCCGCCTGCAGCGCCTTGTCCACTTCCTGCCGCAGCCGCGCCGGTAGCCAGGACACTGCCAGATGATGCACCTGCTCCACCTGCCGCACCGTTCGCGCTGCCCCGGCCTGCTCCAGCAGCACCCGATGCACCCGCATCGCCTGCGCCTGCTGCACCGCCAGACGCGCCGCCCTGCGTTCCATCGCCCGCTTGATCCATGAAAACATGTCTATTCCTCATCGGTTTCTATTCCGTTTGCTTGGTTGATCCGCCCGAGAATGAAGTCCAAAACGCTGCGGCGGCCAGCGTTGAAACAGGTCTGGCGATCCCCTTCGAGGCCGCCCTTCACGTAGATGCCGCCACCGAAGCGGGCGGTCAGGTCGTCGAGGATCACGCGACCCTCGGCATGGTTCTCAAACACCCGAGCGTAGGCTTCGGGCGGTACGATTGGTTCTGAGGCCATTGGTCAGTCCTGCGAGCATGGCGGCCTCCAGGCGTCCGAGTAGCTTCCTGCGCATCTCTTCGTCGTGGCCGCGCTTCATTGCGAGATAGGCGTCGCGCATCAGACGGCGCCGCTTTTTCGACGGGGTGTAGTCGATGGAGTACCAGTTCGAGATGTCGGTACCGAACTCTTCCGCCGGCAGCATCACCTCGATCTGTTGGTCGCTGGCGCCCTCGATCAGCTCCAGCAGGGAAAGATGCGCGAAGGTCATACGTAGGCCGTCGCGACCTTCACTTCGGATGCGCCGATGGCGGTCGTGTCGGAGTCGGCAGCGTTGGCCGTGATCGCCAGGGCGATACCCGTCGCGAGGCGGTGCCCGGTCGTACCGAACGGTACGTTGACCACGCTGCCGGCTGGCACCGGGATGGTGAGCACCGGCACGTCAGTGCCGACCGTCGGCGAGCTCGCCTTGTTGTAGAGCTTCACGTAGCTGGGAGAGGCGCCCGTGTTGCTGGCCGTGATCGAATAGACGGTACCGGCCGAGGCCTTGACGCTGGTCGCGTTGGTCGAGGCCGCGCTGTTGATGTTGCTGGCGGTCGGCGTGATAAGCGTTCCTTGGTTCGCCGTCACGGTACCGCTGACCGGCTGCGTCCCGCTGATCTGCGCCGCCGGGACCGGCTCGGTCGCGTAGGTGCCGCGCTGAATCTTCCACGTCGCCGTGCCGCTGGTGTGTGACGTGGCGCGGATTCTGAAATAGTTGCAGGCGTTGACCGACAACCCCCACGAATGTGCCGGGGTGGCAGCGAGCGTGCCGGTCGTGTACTCGACCGTGTTCCCGTTCGAGCGTACCGCCCGAATCGCGAACCATGTGCCGTCGGTGCCGTTGGTGCTGTCGAGGCTGCCTTCAAAGGTGCAGTTGTGACCGGACAGTGAGGCGGTGTTCATCATCAAGACGATGTTCGATGCGCGCGACACGTCACAAGCGACGTTCTGCCCGGATGCCGTGATGTTGCCGCTCACCAGCGCATAGCTGGCGGGCTGCGTTGCCACCTTGAGGCGCCCGGCCTCGTCGGTTTTCAGGGTGGAATAGTCGCCGTCGGTATCGACCGCCGTCGAGTCGGCGTCCCGGCGCTGCGCGAGTAGCACGATGCCGAAGTCGCCGGATGCGCTCGGCGTGTCCTCGGCCTTCACGAAGGCGCCTATGACCGGCATCGGGTTGGCCGAGCTGACCAGCGTCGCGGCGTCGAGGTCTCCGAAGGCGATCTTGCTGATCGGGTAATGGACGCCGGCGATCTCGTCGGTCGCGATGACAGCGCCGCCTGCGCCGGGGTTCGTCGTGAGATTGTCAGCCATTAGCGACCGCCTTCTTCACCATTTCCTCGCCGGCCACCTGCTGTACCTGCGCCATCTGCGCTTTCTGCTGCGCGGATTGTTGCTGCTGCGCCCGATCCTGCCGTAGCTGTTCAACGTCGGCGGACTTGCGCACGACTTTTTTCGGCACGCCAAGGGCATCGGAGAGCACCCGCACCGCGGCGTCTACGTCGATCAGGTCGAGTACTTCCGGCTTAACCTGTGCGATGTTGGCGACGTTAACGTGCAGACGCTCGATAGCGGTCACGTCTTCGAGCTTTTGCGCACGGGCAAGTGGGGAGATGTAGCGGATTGAGAATTCTCGCCCGGCCATCGAATCGGGTGGCGGACTGAATACTCCGGCACGATATGCCAGGCCAAAACAGCGCTCGATCATTGGCTGCAGGTATTCTGCCTGCAGGCGGCCGTAGATCGGGCCGAGTAGTTGCCGGACCAGATTAACCCGGACGTGCACCTCTGTCGCCGTCATGGCCGGGCCGTCCTGCGGCTGAAGTTGGTCAGCCATCAGTATTTTGCGGATCGCGCTCTGAAGCTGGTCGGTCAGCGTCTCGGAAAGCTGGAAGTTAGAGCCGGTCTGCAGCGGCTTCATACTGTCTACCGAGTTGGCGACAATGATCTTCCTGGGGCCGACTTTTACCGTGCGCGGGTTGAGCACGCCGTCGTCCTCAGCGATCCACATGCCGGCGATTGCCAGGTCGGCAGCGGCTAGCTCCATGCGCTTCAACTCGTTGAGCATCTTCACATCTGGAAGAGAGTCGAAGACCGGGCCGACGCCATAGACCGAATCCGGGATCAGCATCCAGCGAGGCACGACGACCGGCATCTCGTGATAACCAGACTCGCGAACGAGGCGCTTTTCCTTGACCTCGATGTGCACAGAGGCCACCGGAAGATTGCGCGCCATCCTCGGGTTATCGACCTTGATCTGCCGCGGGTAGATCGCATGCACGAACTCAATCTTCTCGTCGGGCTTTTCTTTGGCGAGCTTCGCGGTATTGGCGCTGACGCCAAAGCTCTTTCCGCCTTCGATCCCTTCCTCTTCCTCACCGAACTCCGCGACCGCCTGCTCGGCGGTCATGGTGAAGCAGCGATAGACCGAATCGACTCGACCGCCAGGCTTCGAGGCCGAGCAATAGACTCCGGATAGCGGCCACTGGTGGAAGCGCAGCCCGCCATCGTCCGGGTCTTCCTCGATGTAGAGAGCGAACCAGCCGGCGACAACGACATCGAGCACGGCCTCGAAGGCATCCGCGTCGAAGTTCGCCATGTGGATGTTCTCCCACAGGGTTTGCGCCGCGTCATCCAACCAGCGGCGTTCGTCTTCTGACTCCTGCCCGACATCAAGGCCGAACCAGCGTGAATTGGCCGGGGTCAGGCCAGACATGATCGCAGAGGCCAGGATGCGCACCGCGTCGGTGGCCGTGGCGTCGAGCAGGTTGGCGCGCTTCGTCTGCCCCTGCTGCGCGTCGATCACGTCTGAAGTTAAGCCAGATCCTCGTAGCGGGTAGGTGTGGTCGAAGCAGTCGCGCCAGACCTGTTCGTGCGGCCGGCGCAGCGACTTGAGTGCAGCAAGGCGCTTGACGATCTTGTCTGCTGTATCGTTCATGCCCCAAGGGTATCCTTGCCGGATGCGGTCGCGAGCAGCGATGATCCTGCCGCCCCTTTCACGCCCTGGGCTCCGGATGCGAGTAGGCTGCTTTCCTGCTTACGCCTACGACGAGATGCTGTCTCAGCGTTTGCTTTTTTTGCAGCATCTATAGCCGCTGCTTCTGCCTCGGCCTTCGGGTCGCGCTGAACGACTGCCGGGGGTGATCCGCCTCCACACATGGTCACATCTCCGGTACGACGTAGCCATGCTGCGTCAGCACGGGCTGCTTGATGGATTTAGGGTCTATATCGTCCGCGTGGGGCAGATCTACGGGGAGACGCGCAACGACCGTGGCAGGATCTACGGCCGGAGCGGTAGTCTCCGTTGCCGTTTGTTTAGGCTCGGCATCTGCCGGAGTGTCGGCAGTGTGGGCGGTTTCTGTCGTCTCGCCAGGTGTTTGCGTGGTCAGTCGGCGATTGTGCATCGTGTCTCCGTAGTCCTGGTTGATGACATTGACAATCATGGCCAATGCGCCAAGTATCTTGTTAATACGCGGTCGGTTTCCCGACCTTCTTCTCGCCCCTACGTCGACATCGGTCGTCACTGCTCAGCGCACGCGCGTCGAGTGGTAGGCCCACCAGGCATCGGCGCTCACCATCGGCAAGGCATCGCGCTGGCGCTCCAGCGCCCGGCACCAGAAGGCGATCAGGCGCTCGCCGTCGCCGTGCTTCGGTTCCGCCCCCTGCTTCCAGCCGAGCAATGTCGACTTCGCGACGCCGATCGAGTCGGCGATCAGTTGCGACGGAAATCCGCGCCGGCCCAGGTCGTTAATGACCTGAAACCAGTCGATTCGGATTTCCGTCGCGGCTGCCTGCTGCATCGGCGTCAGAGCAGCGAGGCCTGCGGGGTGACGATGGTAAGCGGCCAGATGCGCACGACGAGGCGGGCTTCGCCGTCCGGCTCCGCGCGCTCGGCTTCGATGCGGCGCACCCATACATCATCGACGAACGCGACCCCCTTCATTGCGTCGAGAGTGACCTTGATCGCGTTGTCCAGGTCAATCGAGCGAACGCCATCATCCCAATTCGATCCGAGCTTTCGCGCACGTTTTTCCCAATCCTGAGGGCGATGTGGGTACATCGTCACAG